TGACTAGTGAGCATGCTAAAGGCGGCGCATATTTAGTGGGGCAATAATGGCTATTTTCGAACTACCTTTACAGGCTGGATCACAGGAATTTTATACTCCACTCAACGGCAAAACTTATAAATTCAGATTGATTTGGCGTGATCCAGTGGGTTGGTTTTTAGATATTAATGATGTGAATGGTTCGCCTTTGGCAAATAGTATCGCCGTTGTAACTGGTGTTAATTTAATTCAGCAATATCAGCATTTAATCAAAGGTGAGCTATGGGTTTATACCAATGGCTTGGAAAATCCTGACTATAAAAGCGTAGGCAGTACACTAAAATTATATTGGGTGGATCCATGAGCGAAAATTGGAAACGTGCTTGTCAATTAATAGTAGGTATTGAGAAGGGTAAAACCGATGCCTTGGATTTCTCTGAATTTAGAATTGTGTTTAGTGTTGGTCAGGCTCTAGTAGGGCAACCTGGTACAGCCGAAGTTTATATATATAACCTATCCACAGAAACTATGAATAAGTTTAAAGGTGAGGACGGGGAGTTTAGAACAGGTCAAGACTTCGCTCTTTATGCTGGGTATGAGGGTAATATAGGTTTGATTTTCCAAGGACAGGTATTTCAATTTAGACGTGGGCGAGAATCCCCAACAGACACCTATCTTTGTATCATTGCTCAGAATGCTGATACTCAGCATAACTTTGCGGTTGTTAAAGGAACTCTAGCGGCAGGTCGTAACCTTGAACAAGAAAAACAAGTTATTGCAGAATCATTCAAAGCAAATGGAGCAAAAACAGGATATTTAGCACCTGCAGCAAACCAAAATGAAGCACCTAGAGGTAAAACTTATTTTGGTTTAGCTTCAGATTACTTGAATGAATATGCTGAAAATAACAATCAAGATTGTGGGTACGATGGCAATGAAATTACTATCATAGAGCGAAATAGACCAGCAGATGCAAAAGCATATGTTTTGAAACCATCAACTGGCTTGATTGGAATGCCGCAACTCACAATGAGTGGGCTACGTGCTGAGTGTTTGATGAATTCAAAAATTAAAATCGGTTCTCAGGTGCAGATCGATTCAATTCTTGTTCAGACAGAAAACTACGACACCACTTATAACCAGCAAGGCTTAGATCAAACTTTTAAGCAAGCATTTGGTGCAGATGGATATTACAACATTGTATCTGTAACGCATGACGGTGATACCCGTGGAGATGTTTGGCATACAAGCATTGTTGGTACTGGTGTAAATGCTGTTCAAGCTATTTCTGGCGTAGCAATTCAGGGGGTACAAAATGCCGTTTGATACCAATCAATTGGTAAACAACCAAACCAAAACATTTAAGGATATGTTGAATGCGCTGAAAGCGGGGTTTTGGGTTGCATTGCCTTGTGTTGTTGATAGCTATGATTCAGATAAGGTCACTATTAAGGCTCAACCTACTATACGAATCCCAATGCGAAAAGAGGACGGTACAATCTCAATGGAGGAAATACCTTTATTGCAAGATGTACCTGTTATGTTTACGCGTGGCGGTGGATGTGTAATAACTCATCCGATCAAAAAAGGCGATGAATGTCTTGTTGTTTTTGCTGACCGAAACATAGATGTGTGGTGGCAAAATGGTGGCATCCAAAACCCATTTGATAATCGTAAACATGATCTGTCAGATGGCTTCGCTTTCTTTGGGCCACAGTCACAGCCACACCGAGTACAAAATATTTCTACAGATGCACTTCAAATACGCACTGAAGATGGTGAAGCTTTTATTGAGCTGAATCCAACAACTAATGAAATCAATTTAAAGGCTACCAAGGTAAATATTGATGCAGATGTTGAAATCGCCAAAACACTAACTGTGAATGGTTTAATTAAGTCATTGACTGATGTTATTGCTAAGAGCGTTAGCTTGTTGAGCCACCTTACAACTGGAGTTCGCTCTGGACCTGATACATCTGGACCACCAGAGCAATAATCACTAATCAATACCGAGGGCCATGCGAAAGCGTGGTTTTTTTATGCGCTATAGAAAACTTGATGAAAATGGCGATTACTCATTCGGAAATAGCCAAGCGAACTTTCATAAAAACACTCCTAACACTGTAGGGCAAGCAGCATTAACCCGCTTAAGGCTTTGGGTGAATGAATGGTTTTTAAATATTGAGGATGGTACGGATTGGCTTGATCAAGTGTTAGGGCGGGGAACGAGTTTGCTTTACGAGCAAGTAATTAAGCAACGGATTTTGGGCACATTTGGAGTTACTGAAATCGTAGATTTTTATACCCAATACGACCCCAACACCAGAAAACTAAATATTCAGACCACAATCAATACCATCTATGGTGAAACCACCCTACAGGAGTCTTTATGAGCTACATCACAATTGATGAACACGGGGTTTCTGCGAGCACTTTTGATGAAGTTCTGAGTGACATTAAAGCCAAATATAAAGTCATCTATGGTGATGATGTATATTTAGAAAATGATAGCCAAGACGGACAATTTCTTGCTTTGATTGCACGAGCAATTAGTGATACTGCCGCCGTAGCTGTGGGCGTATATAATTCTTTTAGCCCTGCAAACTCATTAACTGATGCGCTTTCTCGAAACGTGGCTCTTAATGGTATTTCCCGTGCAGTTGCAACCAATTCAACTGCGCCTGTTCTTATTACTGGAACGATCGGAACAACAATTAATAACGGTATTGTGAGTGATGGTACATATCGCTGGATATTGCCTAGCCTTGTAGTTATTGATAATACAGGCTCAATCACGGTAAATGCCACATGTGAGGATATAGGCGCAATAGCAGCAACACCTCACAGCATTAATAAAATCATTACCCCAACACGCGGTTGGTTAAGTGTAGATAACCCAAATGCTGCAGTTTTAGGCAATCCAGTTGAGAACGATGCTTCTTTACGCCGTAGACGATCCCTATCTGTTGCTATTCCATCGTTAGGGTTATTGGACGGAACTACAGGTGCAATTTCATCATTAGAAAATGTCACTCATTATCAAGATTATGAAAATGAGACAAGTGAAGTTAATAATCTTGGAATGCCGCCACATAGCATGGCATTTGTCGTTGCTGGAGGGGATGAACAGCAAATTGCTGAAATTATTAAACGCAAAAAAACTATGGGTTGTACAACGCTTGGTAATGTCAGCCGAACAGTATTAGATCCAAAAAACAATCCGTCAGTTATTCGTTTTTATCGACCTGTAACTATCACCACTTTAGTTGGTGTATCTATCAGAGCAAATAGTAATTACAACGATGCTATCGGCACTAAGATTAAGCAATCTATTGTTGATTACATTAATGGAGTCGCAATTGGTGGACAGATTACATCTAGGCGTCTTGATCTTGCCGCCGCATTAAATGGCAGCGTTGATTCCCTAAGTTACGAGGTGCTTGGGGTAACAATCAACAACCAAAGCAGCTTGGATCTGCAATTTACTGAATTGGCTGTTTGCACGATAAATGATGTAACCATAGGGGTTTCATAATGAATATTGACGGTTATCTAAAGCTGATAACAAGTCAGCATCGAAACAAACCTAAATATGAAGCAATGATCAAAGAGACTTTGCAGCCTATTCTTGAAATCAAAGATTCGATTCAAAGCCTGCCTTCTTATTTTGATTTAGAAACAGCTACAGGTGATCAACTTCTAATAATTGCTATGTGGGTAGGTGCTCCAACAGCAATACAAAACGCCGCTGCTTTGCCTCTTTTTGGCTTTGAAGGTCAGCCAGAAGCATTACCTTTTGGAGAGTTGAACGAGCTAGAAATTGGCGGGTATTGGCGAGAGTCTGGGCAATCAGGGTATACAGCAGGAACGATTGACACAGAGCTTTTAAGAAATGTAATTAAAGCTCAAATCTATAAGAACAGTTGCGGTTGCTCATTATTTGATGCTTATGAAATTCTAGATTTCATTACGAATGAGCAATACACAATTTTTGATAGTGGGCTGATGTGGATCGGTATCGGCGTTCACTCATCGATGTCAATTCCTTTGCGGCAACTTATACGAGTCATGATTCCAAAGCCTGCGGGTGTTGGTATTAAATTTTTCACAAATTGGTTTGAGAGTTTCGGGTGGTCTGATCAACCTGAAAGTCTAGGTTTTGGTGAGTTAAGCGACCCTAATGAGGGTGGATATTGGATTGAGGAGTCTTATTAAATGGTTGATATAAATAATTTGGTAGTTTTTGCTGAAAATGGCGAAAAAGATATTACTGGTTTGAACCAAACGAATGGTTTCCCTGCCGCATTAAAACCTGCACGGCAGTGGTTTAATTTTTTATTTCACTCTTTAACTTCTAAAATTAATGAAGTGATTACTAAAGTTAATAGCAATACAAATGATAAATTCGACAAGACAGGCGGAACCATCACTGGTGAAGTAACACTATCATCAAAACTAAATTTGGGAACGTCTAGCCTTACCAGTAAAAATGGGCATACTTATTTGCCGAATGGGTATATTTATCAATTTGGATATATCGCATTGAGTGACATGATTGTGATTAGTCAAACAGGCCCTGATGAACGTTATGCTGTCATTGATTTGCCTATTCCATTCCCAACAGAAGCAATAAATCCAAATGCCGTGGTGAAAGCAACAAATACAGGTATTCTCTCGGATTTATTTGCTCAAGTTGTAAACCCAACAACAACCCAGATCACTGTAAAAACTTGCACAATTCAGGGGAACAACAATGCAGATGGTATTGATGGTGTTTACTGGTCAGTGATAGGGCGCTAACTATGAGCTGCGATAGTGAATTTTTAAATATCATACGTGGCGATACATTTAGCTATCAATGCCACTTTGATGATGAAAACAATGAGCCGATTGATTTAACTGATATCCAATTTGAAGCACTTATCGAAACGTTAAGTCAGTCATGGCAGCAACCATTGATAGTTACTAAAGCAGATCAGATCGCCAACCGTGGCGATTTTTTTATATCTGCTGAAAGTACAACAGATTGGTTAATAGGTGATTTGCAAATCAAATTGACGCGGATCATTGGTGATGCGCGTGTGAGTACATTGATTCCAGTTAGTGTTATTAGGGGGTGACATGGATAAGCTCACAATCAAGACAAATACAACTGTTTTGAAGATCAACACACAATCTATTGTTGTAACAGGCGGCTTAGTTGATTCGGTGAATGGCAAAACAGGGGTAATTGTTTTAAATGCTGAGGACGTTGGTGCAGATCCAACAGGAGCAGCGGATCAAGTCAAATCACAGCTAGAAAACAACATTGCCCAAGTCCTCGCTTTAGCTCAAACAAATGAGCTAAAAATCGGTACAAAAGCAGATCAACTTGATCTAGAAACAACACAGATTCAAGTTGAAGAAAATCGTTTATCCATTTTGACTAAAGCCGATATTCAAGCACTTGCACAACTTTCGCTACTTGTTGATACAAAAGCCGATCAATCATATGTTAATCAGCAGATTGCTAATTTAGTTGGCTCCGCGCCAGAAGCTTTAGATACAATTTACGAGCTAGCTGCAGCGATTCAGAGCGAATCTAGTTTGATTGCAGCATTGAATGAATCTGTAGCAAATCGAGTGCGTTTTGATATTGCGACACAAGCATTGACTGAAATTCAAAAGCAAAATGCGCGAACTAATATTGATGCAGAGAAACTAGGCACTGCTCAACAATTAGTAAATCAGATTACTGCACAAAGCTTGGGTGCAGCAACGACAGCACAAGGCGCAAAAGCTGATACAGCATTGCAAAGCTCAGATGTTGCACCTGTCGCTTTTTCGGGGCTATTCACAAGTCTGGCAAGTCAAAATAAAATTTTTGATGTGGTTTTTAATGCCTATGTTTTAGGTTCAAATACTGCTATTTCAGCAACAGATACTCTAGGGCAAATGCTTGGAAAGCTACAAGCTCAAATTGCAAATAGTGGCAGTTCAGCACCAGTTTGGGTAGACATTACAACAGTAGGCACAGTCCAAGCTTATGTAACTCCGTTTAGCATACAAGTCGCAAAATGGAATGGGATGTTATTGATTCGGGGTACGTATAACGTAAACACGACTGTATCAACATATAGTGAGTTATTTAGAATCACAGATCCATCGTATAAACCACAAGCATATAGCACGACTGGAAATCCTCGCTTGTTAATGCTATTGCTTAATTACAACAACGCATCAGCATCGAAATCAATAGGTTTTACCGCATCAGGTAATATTTCAAATCTAGCAACAGCACAAGCGGCAAATGTTATTTTTGAGGCAAGATCTATAATTTATACAACAGATGGGACAATGAATATCGTACCCACAATAATTGGAACTTTAGCAATTTAACTATCAGCCGCTTTTAAGCGGTTTTTTTACATCTGGAGAAACAAAAATGCATGAACAACTTTCAATAAAAGCTTTGCCTTGGTTCATCAAAATTTTAGCTGCTGTGGTTGGAGCGATATTTGCACTTACATTAAGTGGGGATATTGATAAAGAAGGACGGATTAAAATAAACGTCAGTGTGATTATGAAATTCGTTTTTAGTGTGGCTATTAGCTTATATGGCGGTTCAGCTTTCATTGAATATTATAATTTGGCAGGGCATTACTCGCATATGGCGCAAGGTTTTGTCATGTTGATGTTTGCTGTCTTTGGGATGCTTTGCATCGGTATCTTGTATCAAGCTGTACAGCTTATGAAAGGTAAGTCACTCACCGAAATTGTCATTGAAGTAAAAGAGACATTTAGTTCTATTTTTAAATAACAAAGTTTTACCAATGCCGCCGCTTAATGCGGCTTTTTAACGTCTATAGGAAAGTGAAATGACTAAAACGACAAGTGATGTAGGTATTAGCCTAATCTCCAGTTTTGAAGATACAAAGCTAAAGGCTTATGACGATGGTGTTGGGGTTTGGACCATAGGTACAGGTACAATTATCTACCCCAATGGAGTCAAAGTAAAAAAAGGTGATGTTTGTACAACAGAACAAGCCAAAACTTACTTTACACACGATCTAAAGCAATTTGAAAAAACAGTTAATGATTCTGTCAAAGTTGATCTAACTCAAAATCAGTTTGATGCTCTCGTATCTTTAACTTACAACATTGGATCCGCTGCATTTAAAAACTCGACATTGCTCAAAAAGTTAAATGCTAAAGACTACGCTGGTTCAGCAGATCAATTTTTAGTATGGAACCGTGGTGGTGGAAAAGTCTTAAAAGGCTTAGTTCGTCGTCGTGAAGCTGAGCGAGCACTATTCACAAAGAAGTAATCATGCATCACTGCAAACGCTCATTATCTTCATTGATAGTGAGCGTTTTTGTTTTGTGTGTTTTACCTGGTTGTACAGCGCACACAATTAAAACAAACGTCTCGATCAGTGTGTGCTTGCAGTGCGTGCAACACTAACATGCGCTTTCTTTCAGTGAGTCTAAATAGTCAGACCACGCTTGCATCATGATTATGCGCTCTTCAAGATATTTTGTTCTATTATATGCGCGACCATTCATATCCCTAACTTGATGACCCAATTGCTGCTCAATTCTCTCAATTGGGAATTTTAATACCTCATCCAAAAGTGTTCTTGCTGTAGCGCGAAATCCATGTCCAGTCGTCTCGCCATTAATAAAGCCTAGATTCTTTAGTGCCTTATTAATACTTGATTCACTTATAAAGCCAGTGGATGAATTACTAGCAAAGCAAAACTCTTGGTTTCCATTGATTTTATATAGTTCTTGGAAATACTTTAAAACCTGATCTGATAGAGGAATGATAAGATCAAGTATGAGTGAATTGGCTGTTTTTTGAGGAGTAAACCTCCATTGTTTGTTTACGAAATCAATGTCAGCCCATTTTGCTTTTCTTAGGTCTCCTGGTCTAGTAAAAACATGGGGTAGTATCTTAATTGCATAAGCAACAGATATAGATCCGCGACTGTGATACTGCTCAGACAAATAAACTAATTTACCAAGTAATTTAGGATCCGTTATGGCTGCATTGTGCTCTGATTGTCTAGGTTTAATAATTCCTTGAATATCATGAGCAACATTCCTATCACAAATACCCAAAGCAATCGCATATTTAAAAATTTGTGAAGCTTTTGAGCGCATGCGTCTAGCTGTTTCAACTTTACCTTGCTTCTCATAAAGCCTGCATAAATCCAATAATTCGATTGCTGTTATCTCATTGATCGGACGATGGCCAATAGCCTGAAATAAATACTTATAGATAAAAATGTTTCTTTGAGATGTAGATTCGGCAACAACTTCTGTTTCTATGAAATCTTTAGCTATTGCTTCGAAAGTATTTTTTAATGCAAACGCCTGACGATGCTCTTCGTGTTTTTTCTCTGTTGATGGATCTTGATTATTTGCTAACTCTGATCTAAATTTCTCTCGATACTGACGCGCTTGAGCCAAAGTGATTTCTGGATACACACCAATAGCAATTGTATTTCTAGTTTTAACAATAGGCCTGGTGTAATCAAAACGCCAGTATGTTCCGCCTTGTTTATCAATTAACAGGTACAAACCATTGCCATCAGCCAGTTTTAAAGCTTTTTTATTAACTTCTTTTTTTTGATTAGAAATGGTGGTTCTAATCTTGCTATCAGTAAGTGGTGTAACTGTTCTGGCCATAATAACGGTACATCTAATTATATGTTTTGGACGTACCGTTAAATATACCGCTATTTTTACGGTACAAGAAGATATTTAATGATACAACATGATACAAGCTTGTTTGATTAATTGCTTGTTTTATAAGGTTTTTGGAGCTACTTGATACTATCTGATACTTATAAATGGTGCGCTCAGCGGGACTCGAACCCACGCCACAGGCTTCGGAGACCTGTACTCTATCCAGTTGAGCTATGAGCGCATGCGTGCCACATCATAGGCAAAAAAATCATGTAGGTAAATATATACCGTGAAACAAAGATGTTTCTTGTTTATTAAAAGAACAATTTTGATTTGGGTTGGGCGGTATTTTCAGCAAATAGATTATAAATGTTGTACAGAGTAATTAATTAATTTTAGTGTTTGATTGAGTTGTGCACGAGGAATACGTGATTCTTGTAAAAATGTAATCCATTGCATTTGGCACGCTTTTAATTGCTGCAAGTTTTTGATCATCTGTATCTTTTGTATCAAAGGTCGAGCCATCAAACCACAATAAGTTGTTAGCGTTTGAATCATAACTTGTTGAATTTCGACAAAAGGAAGTTTTTCTAGTGCAATAACTTCAGGTTCAATACTTGGAGATGGAGTCGGGGCAACTTCAATAGGAGTTTCTGGAACTGGAGAGACTTCAATGGAAGGGGATACATTGCTTTCAGGAGGTTGAATGACTTCTTGTACTTCTTCGATTTCTATCGGTTCTAATGGTTGATGAGCTAATAAACCCATATCAATCAGTTGTTGTACTAATTCAGTTGGTGCAATCCTTTCTCTGTAACCATGATCAAGCTCTTGAAAATCTTCATGGTCAATTAAAAGTAATAAACGACGTTGACGTGCAGTGAGTGCTGTATCGCGTTGTTGTAAGGCAT